AGAAACTATAACGGCATATTGTAAGCCGATATTAATTAACCCAAATGAGGATGGAATAAAGGTGTACTAAAATGCCAGCAGAAATAATAGCAGCGGTTGCAGCAGCTAACCAGGCATTTAACTTTATTAAGAAGGCCGTCCACAAAGGGAAAGAAGTACAGGACTTAACAAAGGCGATTAGTAAGTTTTGGGATGCTAGAGAAGAAGTCAGTATCTTAGAACAGAAAGCAAAGACTACAAGTAAGATAAGTAAATTACTAGGTAGTAGTTCAGTAGAAAGCCAAGCACTAGAAGCTACCCTTCAGAAACAGAAGGCAGAGCAACTAGAGAAAGAATTGAAGGATATATTCTATTGGACGGGTAATGCGAACCTTTGGCACGACATGTTAAGGGAACGCTCAAGGATAAGGAATTTAAGGATAGCAGAGGCAAAGAAAGCAGCAGAAACTAAAGCAGCTATGATAGACATATCAGTAATAGTTGGTTGTTTTATAGGAATAATGTTTGTTTTCTATTTGGTGAGTCTAATTGGAAAATAGAATAGACAGAATAGAGAAGAAGATAGATGACCTTCAGGAAGCGGTTGTCTCTTTAGCTCGTGTGGAGGAAAGAATTACCACTATGTTCAATCGCCAAACTTCTATTGAAAATAGAATAAACACAATGGATGACAAATTACAAAGTATGTCTCCGTCTGTTGCCTTTGGGGAAAGATTATTTTGGATACTAATTGTAGCTACTGTAACCGTAATAGGACGAATGTTATGAGACGAATTGGAAAAATGATACGCGAGAAAGTTCAGGATATGACTGAAGAAGAAGCAGGCAAGGTAGTTGTCTGTACTTTGGGTCTTATTGTTATCCTATTCTGTGCAGTTATATTCGTATGATAAGTGCGTTGATTGGCCCAGTCAGTGCTATCTTAGATAAGGTAATACCTGACAAAGACTTAAAAGAGAAGTTATCTCACGAGATAGCTACTATGGCTGAACGTCATGCCCAGGAACAGGTCATGGCGCAGATTGAGGTCAATAAAGTTGAAGCAGCTCATAATAGTATGTTTGTTGCTGGTTGGCGACCTGCTATTGGTTGGATATGCGCTTTGGGAATGGCTGGCAACTTTCTTGTAATACCCTTTGTTAATATGGCTTTAGAGCTATTTGATACTGGTGTTCAAGTTCCTTTAATAGCTTTGAGTGAAATGATGCCCGTTCTAATGGGTATGTTAGGTTTGGGTGCAATGAGAACTTTTGAAAAGACTAAGGGTGTCTCAAGAGAAAAATGATGACTGTCGTAGAGTTTCCTGTTAACAAGATGGACGCTCTAGCAGAACTAGCTGATTCTGAGCTTAACGAGTGGTGTGTAGAAAAGGTTGAGCAAGGATTAGACCCAGTATATTTAGTAGGGATTTTGCAATACAACGTCCACTATATGCTGGCTAACATGGTTGAGGAAGAGTAATGAGTAACGGTTTTTTGTCAATGGGGCCAGATTACACTCCAGGGACTACCGCTTCTGCTACTGGAAGTGTTTTAGATGATATTCTTTATCAACTTACTAGACCAGTTGAAACAGAAGGTACGTTTACTCAAGCAGAGGCTTTGTTTGAGAATGCGTACAGCGAGCTTTCCAAAATACAAAACCAAGTTGCCCCTGAACAACAAGCAGATGCCTTAGCGGAGTATTTAAGAACTTCGGGTTTTAGCTCTCACGTTGTAGAGCAAACACTAGGAATACCAAGAGAAGAAGTAAATGTTGCTTTAGCTCAAGCTGGATATTCTGAAACAGGGCAACCTTTAGAGGAAGACAATTTACAAAATCAATTATTAACAAGCAGTGTAACTGGTCAGTCTGATGTTTTCTTTGACTATGTTGATTTGGCTGAAGAAAACAAAGTTGGCTTAACTCAAGCTGAATTTGCAGACTTAGTAGCAAGAACTAATGCCGCAACTTCTAATGAAGAAGTATCTCAAATACTTACTGAGGCTGGAATATTTCACGACACCGCTAGTTTAGACCCAGATACGGGTATGGACATGGGCGGTAGCTTAATGGATAGGATAAACATTACAGATGTTGCAGGAGGGGGTTCTACCGCTGCACCTACTGCTGCACCTACTGCTGCACCTACTACTGCGCCTACTGCTGCGCCTACTGCTGCGCCAACTGTAGAACCTACTGAACCTGTGGGGCCTACTGAACCCGTAGAACCTACTACACCTACAGAGCCTACTAGCCCCATAGTCCCTACTGGGCCTATTATTGGGCCTACTATTGAGCCTACTACTCCGATTTTTTCTCAAAATGAACATCCTTGGGATTATGAAGGAAATGGCGTTTTTAGACACAAAACAACAGGCGAAACTATTTATGATGAAAATGCGGCTAATAATGAGCTTTATAAAGTCGGAGATTCATATAGTAGAGGGGAGTCAGTTTTAGGAGATGGGAAAATAGTAACTCTTCCTCCTTGGTTAACAATGCCAATGGGGCCAACTGATGTTCCTATGTCTCCCTCTATTGGGCCAACTGTTGAGCCTACTACACCAACAACACCAACTGTACCAACTACACCAACTGTACCGACTACGCCTACAGTACCAATAGTACCCACAGCGCCTACTACTCCAACTGAGCCAACTACACCAACTACACCTACAGAGCCTACTACACCAATAGTACCTACTGTACCTACTACACCAATTACTCCTACTGGCCCTACTGGGCCTACTGTACCTACTGGGCCTACTGTACCTACTGGGCCTACTGTACCTACTGGCCCTACTGGCCCTACTGTACCTACTGGGCCTACTGGCCCTACTGTACCTACTGGCCCTACTGGCCCTACTGTACCTACTGGGCCTACTGGGCCAAGTGGCCCTCCAAGTGGGCCTCCTTCTGGCCCTCCAAGCGGCCCTCCAAGCGGACCACCTAGCGGACCACCTAGCGGACCTCCGTCTGGTCCTCCAAGTGGACCACCATCTGGGCCGCCATCTGGACCACCTAGCGGACCTGGGGTTGGACCTGGAGTCGGCCCTGGGGTTGGCCCTGGAAGAGACGGATTAATTATGATGCTTGCCCAACAAGCACCAATTACCGAACAAATGTTTTCAAGAGAATTATTTGAGCCAAAGTTTACTGAATTAGATAACGTGGCTCAGGCTTTAGGAATGCTTCAATCTATAGCAAGGCGATTCTAATGACATACTTAGATTTAATTAATAACGTCCTCCGCAGATTACGGGAGGATACAGTAGACACTGCTAATGCTACGGACTACTCCCATTTGATTGGTGACTTAGTAAATGACGCTAAAAAAATAGTTGAGAACTCATTTGACTGGACTGCTCTTAGAGATTCTATAACGGTTAATACTGTAAGTGGGACGGATACCTATTCGCTTACAGGTAGTGGTGACTTGGCAGTAGTTAAGGACGTAATGAACACTACGTCTAAAAGGTTCATGCACCTAAGAAGTAAAGAATATTTTAACAACGTAACCTATAACACTTCTCCCCAATCAGGTTCGCCTGATTACTACACATTTGTAGGTACGGATTCTAATAGGGATTTGGAAGTACAAGTCTATCCAAAACCTGAAGCTGTATATGCTTTAAGGTTTGACGTTGTTAAACCCCAAGCTGATTTATCCAGTGATTCAGATAGTTTGTCAGTACCCACTAACCCTGTAATTCAATTAGCCTACGCTATGGCTCTTAGGGAAAGGGGTGAGACAGGTGGTCAAAGTGCAGCAGAACAATTCGCTGTAGCTTCTACTTCTTTATCTGACGCTATTGCTTTTGACGCTAACAGATACCCGTCTGAGTTAACCTTTCAGGTACGATAATGGCCCAGAAACTACAAAGCATAACTATTACGGCTCCAGGCTTTGCGGGTATTAATACTCAAGATGCCCCGTTAGCCCAAGACCCTACCTTTGCGTCAGTTGCAGATAACTGCATTATTGACAAAGAGGGACGGGTTGCTGCGCGTAAAGGTTATTCTATGGTGTCTACCAATGGAGCTTCTGTATTGGGAAGTTCTGATGGGATAGAAGCTGTACACCAGTTTAGGGATTCGGGTGGGAATGTAAAAGTATTCTCCGCAGGTAATAGTTTAATATTTTCAGGGACTACTACCTTAGTTGACGAGACTCCCGCTTCTTATACTGTTTCAGATGATAACTGGAAGATAGTTAACTTTAATGATAAAGCGTATTTCTTTCAGAGAAGTCAGGAGCCTTTAGTCTATTCTAATGCCGCTGCTGCTGTTCAGAAGATGTCTTCTCATTCTGGCTCTGCGGGTACACCTCCGCAGGGTAACGAAGTCCTAGCGGGCTTTGGTAGGTTGTGGGTGGCTGACTTTGCTACAGATAAGTCTACTATCTACTGGAGTGATTTATTAGATGGAACTGTTTGGACTGGTGGGTCTTCAGGTTCTATAGACGTATCTAAAGTCTGGCCCAATGGTTACGATGAAATAGTAGCCCTATCTGCTCACAATGGATTCCTAGTTATCTTTGGTAAGGACGCTATCCTTATTTACGAAGGTGCTGACTCTCCTTCTACTATGACCTTGGCGGATACCATATCTAACATAGGCTGCGTATCTAGGGATGCCGTTGTATCTACTGGTAAGGATTTAATCTTTTTAGACCGCTCAGGCGTAAGAAGTCTTGCAAGAACCATTCAGGAAAAATCCTCACCCATTGGGGATATATCTAAGAACGTCAACAATGACGTTAAGAATCTAGTAGCCAGTGAAACGGGAAATATCTCATTACATTATTCGCCTAAAGAGGCGTTTATTCTTGTTAACTTTCCGTCCCTTCAAGCGGTGTATGTGTTTGATACGAGATTTCCTTTGCAGGATGGTTCGTACAGAGCTACCACTTGGTCTCAAATATCACCACTATGTTTTACTAATCTGGTGGATGACACTATTTATATTGGCAATGCAGATGGCATCGCTCAATATGATACTTATACAGACGGGTCAAGCTCTTATCAGCTAAGTTACTTCTCCCATCCTCTAGCATTTGGGGATAGCTCCGTACTTAAGTTTCTTAAGAAGGTTAACTTAACTACCTTTGATGGGGCCGAGGCTACAGTTGTATTAAACTGGGCTTACGATTATTCAAACGCTTATAAGAAACAAGCATATACGTTACCTGCTAATAACGCTGCCCAATACAATATCTCAGAATACAATACTGAAGCTGAGTATTCTTCTTCATTAAGCCTAATTAACAGACAGAAGATAAATGCTTCTGGTTCTGGTGCTGTCGTATCCGTAGGAGTTGAAACTACGGTAGATGGTAAGTCTATAGCTATTCAACAATTTAATATTCATGCACTACTTGGAAGGATTGTCTAATGACTGATTACACGAAGACAACTAACTTTGCCGCCAAGGATGCCCTGGTGTCAGGCAATCCTGCTAAAGTGGTGAAGGGAACGGAAGTAAACACCGAATTTGATAACATAGCAACTGCGGTAGCTACTAAGGCTAATCTAGCTGGCCCGACATTTACGGGAACTACGACTGCTGCTGACCTCACAGTGTCAGGAACATTTACTGGCACTATTGATGGAGGGACTTACTAATGTCAATTTTTGACGTAAACAAAGACGGCGTTGTTGACTATAAAGACCTTGGTGCTGGAGCAGCAAATTTATTTGGTTTTGGTCAAGGCGGTGGTGGTTTTTTTGGTAGTCCTGGAGCAGGTCTTATAGGTGCTTTAGGTCAGGGTATGCTGACTGATAAAGCTATTAAAGATATAGGCCAAGCCCGTCAAGAAGCTAACATATTCTTTGGTGGTGCTACCGATTTACCCACTTACGAAGGTGGTTTGTTAAAAGAGATAGAAAGACAATCTCAATTCAAACCCTTTACTGTTACGGGTACGAATGTATTTGGTCAACCTGCGGCAGCTACTATTTCTCAAACAGGTACTGAGTTAGCCCTAAGCCCTGAAGAAGCACAGTTGCAAAGGTCTTTGACTGGATTTGGTCAGCAGGCTTTTAATTTCTTGGGCGACCCTATGGCTAGGGGTGAGGAGCAGACTAATATTATTGGTATGTTGACCCAAGACCCTGCTGATAGAGCAACGAGAGAAGCAGATATATACTCAAGATTAGAAGCAGTCCAAGCCCCTGAAAGAGAAAGGGCCAGACTTCAGTTAGAAGAAAGACTCTTTGGTCAGGGTAGGGGTGGTGTCCGAACTTCTATGTTTGGTGGCACTCCTGAAGAACTAGCCTTAAATAAAGCCATAGAAGAACAACGCGCTGCTTCTGCCGTATCTGCTATGGAACAGGCTCGTGCTGAACAAGCCCTGCAATCTCAGCAAACACTACAGGGTTTGGGTGAATTTAGGAATAGAATGGGACTATTTGGACAGCTTGGTTTACAGGCTGTGCCAACTGCTTACACACCACAGCAGGAACTATTGAGAACGCTTACACCTCAGTTAGAAGCTGCGCGTCTAGCCTCCTCACTACAAGCTACTGGCTTGGGTCTGGGTGCT